TGGTCACGTTTGCTTGTCGGCTTAAGCAACGTCCCGGCCCCAACGGTAGAACATTTAGTAGATCCTTTCGAGTTTGCGGTCGACAACCCCCTCTACCGTATTGACCACGACCCCCCTACGGGTACCCCTGAGGTGCAGCCGGGACCAGAAATGGATACCGGCCAGCTCTTAGGGCGCCCACCGAGAGGGAGGACCGGCGCGAACCGTCGAAAGACGGCCGCCGCCCTCCATCGACTCTCGGAGTCGGGAAGTGAATCTTTACGTGTTTTGGGTGACGTCGTTCCGCCTGGGCAGGTGGCCCGTGTGGTCGAACTGACTCGGTGTTTTGCTGAGGTGCGCTCTAGTTTGGGTCCAGAGATAGCCCTCCAAGGCCTGAAGAAAGCCTCGTCCGCTTTTCGGAGCGGATGGGTTCTGCAGGGCCGTGGAGACTACTTTGCCCAAGCCTCGTACCTCGGCCGTTCCCTACCAGTCGCAACCCCTGCGATGGTGGAGAAGGCTATGCAAAAGCACTTTGTCGATTTGACCACGCGCTTCGTGTGTGATTCGGATGTGTTGGGAGAGGCGAAAGAATTCGGAAGGTCTTGGGCTCGACGGTTCTGTGCCAAGGCGAAGCTTGTTTCTGCGCCGGATCTACCCACAACTTCCGCATGTACTGAGCAGACCTCCTCTCGGGGGGGGCTGCGCGGCTACATTGCGGGGTTGGGGTTGCATCCTCGTGCAGAGCAAGTCGTCCTTGACTTGAACCTCGACCTACCTCCTGAAGACATCGCGTCACTCGTATCAGAAACCTCCTTACTCCTTCATGGTCTGGAGCCGGGGACTTTCGAGTCCTCTGCTGTGGGCCTGCGGGAGCGGGGGCTTAAGGTGCGGGTGATTACGAAATCGCCTGCGCGTGCCCATTTGTTGGGGCACGTCGTGAGGAAAAGGCTCCTCAACGGTTTGCGGTTAGACCCAAGCTCGAAGTCAACTTTGCAAGGCTTCACCGACGATGAATTCAAATCTTTTGAAGGATGCGTCGGTGAGGTCGTTGTTTCTGTTGACTTTCGGGCCGCCTCTGACCTGTTGCCGCTGGACCTTGTTGCCTCGCTTGTAGATGGTCTCGAAGCATCTGGGTGCTTCCACGCTGTGGAAGTGCGTGCCTTGCGTAGGTGTACGCAAAGCCAGATGGTTTCGTGGCCCCTACAAGGGAAGCACGTAACGAATCGGGGAATCTTGATGGGTTTGCCGACGACCTGGGCTCTCTTGTCTCTTCTGCATAACTTCTGGTGGACGCTGTCCATCCGGAGGGTTGCTCGGAGGCGAAAAGTCCCGTTCGCCAGCGCCTTCAAGCTTAATCGGTTCGCTACGTGTGGGGATGACGGATTCTTCATCGGGTGGATGGACGTCGTCGCGGAATTCAATGACATCACTCGCCGCTGTGGTGCAGAGTTTTCTGAAGGAAAGCACTTTGTATCGAGTCAAGGGAAGCTTCGAGGGGTCTTCATCGAGCGGCTTTACGATGTGACCTTGGACAAGAGAGGCTACGTTTCTGCAGTCACACGGAAGTGTGTCCTGCCGATCCGTAGTCTTATCGCGCCCGAGGCCTTATCGTTAGTCGGCGATCGGATCCTCAAAGTTCCCAAGACTCTGGTACTTGTGTCGTCCCTCTCTCAGCTCTGCCAACAGGGGCCGGGGTTCTCACGTTTGGTTAACCGCTTTCTTGCGAAGCGGCCAATTATACGTGCCACCATGAGGTCAATGGGTTTACGCGACGGCTTCACTCTCTCCGAGGGAGGCTCCGGGTTACCCACACAAGGACATGCGGTACAGGCCGAGACGCTGGAGAAGATGCATAAGTTCAAGAAGGAGACGGGACACCGTTTCGACTCCATGCTTAAACGTACCATCGACCCCATTTGGGATCTTGCCGCTGAACTGGTTGAAGGAGATGTCGATGGGGCCGGAACCGTTGTCCCAATTGACTTCCCGAAGGAGGACTTCGAGGATCGGGTGGACCTTGACGATTTTAAGCTGAGGTGTACTGCTTCGCAGTACTACTCACTCATTATCGGTATGGGTCCCTCCGACCACCGGGTCGTCCGAGGGGTCAAATGGGCTAACGTTTCCAAGCTCGCTGCCAAGTGGTGGCAGGCCTTCGACAACTTCTCTCCGCGTTTGCAGGAAGTTACGTTCTCTGTCGTACACGTTCGATCTCCACGAAAAGGGACTCTCCTTCCCACTCGTTGGTGTCAAACTAACATGTCTACCGAAGCCGCTGTGAGGTCCCAGATCTTGCAGTCTTGCCAGATCTAGTCCGCTTCACGGCGGTCCGGGTTTGGCAACGGGGTGGCACTCAG